TAATGACCTGTTGAGATTGGTAACCATGATTAGGAATCTCAAATTGATTAGATGCTGTATTGACACCTACTGTTGGAATAGTTCTATTTTTGTTCTCATAGTTCTGACCTGGGTTTGTAATAACAACAGATGATACAACTGACTTCTTCTGAGTAGACACCAGATATTGTGTACCATTACCAAATGAACCCAGCTCTACAGTACCGATACCAGAATAAACACTGGCAAAGGTCTTATGAAGTCTTAGTGTTGTTGGGCCAATAATTTGAGTATAATACTCACTGTTAGTTGCAAGACCAGAAATAACTTTAGTACCACGTGGCTCATAAATGACTCTCTCACCATCAAGGAACTTGTGGTCTGTTGGGAAAATAATTTGATTCTTAACTAAGTCAACTTGACTTGGGAAGTCAGAAACAAAAGCATTCTCATGAGTAATAGAAATCATGCGTGCTCTTGCCGCAGCTCCTGTTCCATTACCACCACTAATCTTGATAGTAGGTACTTTATAGTACCCCATACCAGTATCAGTAACTTCTAATCTTTCAAGCTGTCCTTTGACATTACAAACACCAGCTGCACCTACACCAACTTCATCACTAATTACAAACAATGGTGGGTTATTGATGTCATAACCATAACCACCACTTGTCATTGAGAAATTTTCAATCTCACCATAATACACAGAGTTTTGTGATTTATAGTTAAGAAGTTCTACACCATTAATAAAGATACCAGTAAATCCTGCTTGTGTCAGTTTAAGTCTATTAGGATCAACTGGTTGTAATAACTGTCTGTAGATACCTTGTGGTTGAATTGTTTTCTGATAGAAAGAAAGATAACTCAGTGATGCATTGACTACTGAACCATTAAGTTGTAAGTATCTTTTCTTTGAAAGGTCAGCAAGAGATCTTGAAAGTTTGATACTCTTTTCATCAATTCTGAATACAAAGTAAGATCCAGATGCAATACCTTCAAAACCATCTCCTTCAGATTGGAAATAAACTGGGTCACCAGTATAGTATCCATGGTCTGGTAAGTTTGTAGGGTTGACAGGTAATGTCAGAACATCTGTTCCTAATAAAGTAGTACTGAAGGTAATCTTTTTATCATAAGGATTTGTAGGTACATTATTATACTTTGGAATAGTATTTGATGTTACAAGTACATCACTATTAAATTTGGCGTAAGTATTAACAATATTTGCAGTAAACTTATTCAGATAAGGATATCTTGAAGAGTCACCTTTAAGTAACTGGTTTTCTAGATAGAATTCACCTTGCATCTCAATAGGCATTGAGAAGTTAACAATGACTTCTTTAGCAGATACAACCCTGGCAATAGAACCAAAGTATGATTGAGTTCTATCAAAGTTCTCATACAGTACTGTATAACCTTCTTGGAAGAAATGAGTATCATAGAAGAGGAACTTGTAGGAGAATGCATCAGCATCAACCACATCAGTCTCAGCAATCTTCCAACTAGTCTTTACATTCAGTGACCAGTTATTTGACTTCTTACCAGGTGCTTCATAACCCAGTGATTTAATATTAATAGTATCGTTTTTCTTATAATAGAAAGCGTTATCACTCTGAACAAAGTTCTTCAGAGTAGAAGTAAGTCTTACTTTAATTTGCTCATCAGTTCCGATACCAACATAAGAGTAAGAATAAGAATCTAAATGTAAGTCTGTAGTCTTATAGATGGTATTAATAGTTCCAGTTACATTATAGAACTGATTAGATGTCTTACCACTATAACCAAGACCTACAATATCTCCATCAACATCAAAAGTAGTCAGATTTCCATACTCTGGAAAACCAACTGTAGAGTCAACATCTAATACAGTAGCACCAATGGCTACAGTATTCAGAATCTTAGTGGTGGGGTTTGGTTTGAACTCACCAAAAATGGTACCACTTACATCACTATCCCTTGCAAAACCAGCATCAATACTAATCTGATAATATTGATGGTCAGCATAGGGGAGTTTTTGAACATTAGTTACAGAACCACGTGCTCCTGTTGCTTTCTGAAACAAAGTTAGGTTTTGTAAGTCAAGTGGGTCACCCTGTACCTTCTCAACTACAAAGTCCTGAGTGACCTTGTAGTCGGCGTTGGAGGGGGTTAAAAGGAACCTAGATGGTTTGATGACCTCTACGTCTTCGCCATATAATGCTCTGAATAAAATTTCATAAGACTGGTCTGTACCCTTGGAGGTATAGAAGTCTTTTGCATTGTAGATAAAGTTTCTTTGGTTCAGTCCTTTATAGAAATTTCTTTCTGTAAAACCAGGAGTAACTTGTTTCTTGAGTTTTTGGAAGAATTGTTGTAAGAACAGAACATTCAAGTTCTGAACAGTTGCACCTTTGGTGTGCGCATCTGCTTCTGTCTTACTGAATGTCAAATCATCAGGCGCACCAGAGGTAATATAAGTGGTAACACCACTAAAACCACGATAACAATTTACAAAGGTAGTGTCAGTTTTTGTTTCATAGTAAATGATCTCATTGTCAATACGAATGATACCATTATTTTCAGTGAAACCTATAGTTGAATCTACTTCAACGCTCTGTTGTGTATAGTCAACATCATCTGCTAATGTTGTAGAATTGACAAGATTAAAGAGTTCATCAACTTTGACATACTGGTCAATGTTGTTTGCAATATCAATAGGGCCACTTTGATACTCTTGTGAAATATAATATTGCTCTAAAAACTGTTCCAGAAGAGGAAAGCTTTCTTGTACATACTGAGGAAGTTGACTGGCAACAATCTCATTAAACTTGACTCTATCTACTGCCATTTTTTCTTATCTTAATACGATGATGTTGAGCTATTAGTTGAAGTTGATGATACCGTGTATGGACCAGTTTGAGAAATTGTATCAGGTACTACTGTTTGTTCTACTGAAACAATAGGTGTTCCTCTCACCAATACATTGGAACCATAGCTTGAAGATACAATGTAGTTTGTACCTGAAATATCATTTCCAGAAGAAATGTTATCAGCAATAGTGTTCACTGTTGTATTATTTACATCGAGTTGTAGATAGAGATCCTGGAGCCCAATTACATCATTTGAGTATGGTTGAGCAGAGATTTCAATCAGTGGTGCATTACGATTAACCACTGTTGAGATGATATTGATAGGATTGAGTTTGATTTCTCCTTTAATGTAATCAATAGTACCAACATTGTTTTTCACAATGATTGGTTCAGAAGGAGAGTTAAGTTTGAATAAGAATAATGTACCCTTTTCTAAGTTACCAGCAGGTCTGTCTCCTAGATAAACAGTTCCACTAATACCACTGACAGTAAATCCGGATGATTTGATATTGTATCCAACCAATGTACCATTGTATACCGCAGAGTGTCCATGGTTCTTAAGATAGAAACGATTACCATAACAGATCTCATACTCAGCATACTTATTCTGCTGTGCAGAGATATCACGTCTAATATCAACTGTTGTAATATTAGAGGTAATAGATGAATGACTTGAGTCAATAACTCCTTGGAATTTGGAGTATTTAAATCTTGCACCAAATTGATTCAGTTCTGGTGATTCTGCATAGGTTACAATATTACTAATAACTCTATCTTTTACATAAGATGGTGATGGAGCCAAGTTTGAGTTATAGTAAGCATCTATTTGTGATTCAATATACAGATACTTAAGGTCAACAATCTCAGTTAAAATACCAGCAACTGAATACTTTTTAATCTGTTGCTGTAAATTCTGTTTAATTCCACTTGATAAGAAGACACCATTATATGGCTTGATACTAATAAAAACCTTACCAAATGCAGGAGGTGTTAAGTCCTCCCCACCAAATGCTGATACTGATTCAGCTTCTGGATAAATCTGTGGTACTAATGCTTCATAATCAGCAGCAGTAACAGCTCTATTCTGTGATGCATAGATCTGTGGTGCATACTTCTTAACTGATGCTACAGTTTCAATTGCTTTACCACCACCAGATGGATACTCAGTAGTGATAATAGAAACATTTGAGGTAATACTATCTCCATTATTAGATTGTAGTGTTCCAATAAAGGAGAACCTATCAATATGATTACCAGCTTCACCATTACCTGTAATATAATGAGCTTCAATATAATTCAGGTTATCTAATTTAACACCAAAGATACCATCACCAAAGAGAAGTTCATATCTCTCTTGATCTGTCTCTTGAATAAAGTATGCTCTAGTATCCTTTGTAATATCAAATAGACTTGTATAAAGATCAAACTTACGCTGTACTGTGGATGTTTGAATATCTTTAACAATAACACTAATCAGATCTGTATCAATACCAGAGTTAGGAAGAATAAACCTCTGCTGTGGATTTGCACTATTAACAGTAAATGTCTGTGTTAAGTAGATACCTTCATAAACATCAATATTATTAAACTCTGCTTGACCATTGGCATTTACAGGAACTGTAATGTCATTTGGAATTGAGAATATAAAATTACGGGACTTATTCACTCCAGTTGACCTGGAGGTTAATACATTACCTGCCTTAAGTGTAACAGCTACAGCAGTGGTATTACTTACATCTACATTGAATGATACTGTTGCCCTTGCAGACTTCGTTGACCTTGGTACATATCCTACATTCCTTGCGAGAGACACCACGTTCTCTCTCAACGTGGCACTATCAATGAATACCTCATTAGATACCATATTGGCATTATATGAAGTAATATACGTATTATATGCTAACGTATCGATGATTGTGCTTAGGTTTGATCCCTCAAAATCATAATCAGTGAAGTTTGAGTTTGCTCGAAGATAATCCTTAATGGATTCCTTGATCTGATCAAAGTCTAAGTTACTAAAATTAACTAACGGCATTTACCTAGTGGGTTGCAATGCAAATGTAAGTCGTTGTGGTTCAATCTCAGCACCAATGATATCATAACGAATCAAACAATTGAATTCATTAGAATCATAGTTAGGAGTTACTTTTACTTCTCTGAGTTTGACTCGAGGTTCAAAGTTATTAATAGTATTCTTAATTTCCTGTTCAATTGAATTAGCTGTAAGCTGATCCATGTTTTCAAATAATAATGCTGAAACTCTTGAACCTACATCAGGTTGAAAGGGTTTCTCACCAGGAATTGTAAAGACTAAGTTTCTAACAGATCGTGCAATCGCATTTGCATTGTTTATTACAATGACATCAAAATTAAGTGGATTAACCTGAAAGGTCGCACTCACATCTTTAAACGATTTACTGACTCTTTGGACAGGCACAATCTGGTTACAACAACATGAGTTATTTAGTCCCTAAGTACTACCTGTTCATCATCACAAGCACAGTTACCATTGCAACAAGTATCATCAGTTGCTTCAAAAAACCCATCCTCATTAAGTTTACGCTGGTTTCGTGGCGTCTTTGCATCATGGCTGATTTCTCTTAGAAATTCTTCGGGCATAACTAAAAACTATATCTACACCTTATATAGAGAGGAGCTCCGTAGATTTCCTCCGCAGTTTTTCCGGTATAAAGACTCATAAACCTCATAAGACATAAAGACATAAAAAAAGAGAGGCCTTAGAAGACCTCTCATATATCTCAGGACCTACCCTGACCTCTATACCTTTTCTTTTTACCATTTCTGCTAGTTGAGCTTAACTTTGTATGTTTCCCCATACCCTGTCTTGTCTTCTTGGGCATGGATTCAATCATTGACTCTCCAGTCAGTGACCTTTTTAATTTTGCCATTTAATGCTCCTTTATGAGTTTTTCAAAGTAGTTACGTACTTCATCTATATGAAACACATAACACCGTGCAGTTTTGCTTCCATAGTATAACAGTTTTTGTATCCTATGTGAACCATCAATTGCAAGATACCGGCAACCTGTGCTAGTTGTAGTACCATCTAATAATATCCCAGGATATTGAAGTTCTGCATATAATACTCTTTCACCATTACAACAAGGACAATGTAAAGTCTCACCAGTGACTCCATACTTCTCATTTTGATTCCATTGTATCTCAGAGATATCAATATCCTTTAGACTTTCCTCAGACCTCAAACAATTTAATCTTCGAAGTCTTAAGGTATAACCTTCACCTATCTCTGGTATCAACCAATGAGTTTCACCTGTCTCTTCTTCAGATGCAGTTGTAATATAGTGTTGAAAACTATCTCCACTATAATACTCTGAAAATAGATATGAATCATACTTACCTTCAGGAAACTCATGTAACCTTACCATATCTCCAAGGACTTCATCAATCACATACACATCACCACCAAGTAGTTCAGGGTATTGATGAAATCCATCATAGGTTACACAATCACCAGGTTCAAATAACCCGTGTCTTCTCATGTCCAACTCTAATACGTGGATCACACCAGATATCATATCCTGCTTCAATTGCATCTAAACAGAAACTAACATCCTCTCCACACATATCCTGAACCGCACCAGATTCAAAAACTTGCATCTTAGGTGCAAAC